GGAATATATCCGTGAGCATTGGCGCAGATTACCTAACAGGTAATTTATAATCGGTTCATCCAGAGCCAGTGCAAACTCTCATTTGTTACAATTCTGGATGGGTGGCGGGTATGGATTTATCTATGAATCTCCAGTTCAATTGTGATTTATACCCCAAAGCCAAACATTTCATTAATAGTATCATCATCATGATTCTTCAAATAACTTTGGGTTGTCTCGATTCCGCTATGGTGTGCAAATACTTGTACTTGCTCTAATGGGAATTTCTTTGGATTTCCATTCTCGTCAAGTAGTCTAGTATCAGTTCCTTGTGCAAGACATTCCAATCTACTGTGTCGCATGGTATGGGGAAAGATATTACATTTTTCTCCACGAACTTCTGATAAAATATTGGAAATAGAGCAGATTCTATCATAAAGAGCATCAGCAGTAACAGGTTGTCTTTTTCCATTCAAATTTTTATACCAAAGAGAATCAATATCATCTTCTCCACGTTCCTCCAAATACTGTTTGATAAGTTCTTTTGTGTCATCAAGATATACCAAGCAAAATTTCTTTCCACGTTTACCAACGACAGTATTTGTTTTATTATTCTCTGTTAAACCGTGTTTTTCGACTTGTAGCAGCTCGTTACGTCTGCCGGCAGAATCAAAACCTAAACTCCATAGCACCGCTGATTGTAATTTACCTTTTTCAATAAGAATATCTCTTACTTTGATAAACTCTTCAAATGTAAAAAAGAAATCGTCATCATTATCTTTAACACGTTCTCTTGGGATTCCTTTGACTTTCTTCGCCATGTTAATTTCATAATCATAGTCATCATCTTCCTCGCAAAAAGTTAAAAGACTGTTAATAGAACTTTTTAATCTGTTTGTTCTAGCTGATGACATTCCACATTCTTCTGTAAAATATAAGCTCATACCCCTGAAATCTTTCTTATTCATTTCGAGAACACTTTTATTCCCATGTTCCTTTAGTATGTATATAAAAATAATACGAAGGTCTTGAAAATAGGAACTTATAGTATTTTTGGATTTCTTTCTCTGTTTATATTCAGCAAGAAAATCTTCTAGGATATGTTTGTTTTCTTTGTTTACTTGCTCCCATAACTCAGGAGTGTAGAAGTTATTATAAATCCTCCCTCTCGTTGCCATAAGTTAGCCTCCTTTCCAATAGAAAAGAAGCCGACTTATTTCTAAGTGACTTCTTCTAATATTTCTTTTATTTTGTTATTTATCAACTCTTTATAAGATTCGTCATCTTTAGTCCAATATGGTATCTCTAAATAGTAATACCCATTTTCTAAAGCATAATTTTTCTTAAATTCATCAACTTGTTTTCTGTATTCAAATTCTCGTTCTGGTGTATTTCCAGTTTGATTTGCTCTTAACATGGAAAATCCCGTAACTTCATAATGTTGTAATCCGTGTACTTCAATAATAAGTTTCAACTTAACAACCTCATTATCAAACGGTAGCTTTCTACCAGTTAAAGGATTTATAGGAATAATACTACAATCATACTCGGTATTTGTTTCGTAATTTAACTCATTTGTTAAATAATTGAATACCCTATCTTGTAATTCACTTGTTCTTTTCATCTGAGAACAATATGGACATTTGAAATTTGCTCTAACGGAATCACGAATATTGCGAATATATTCATCATGTTCACCATTTTTACATTCCCAAATACACATATCATGACTACCATAACTATAATCAAACGGTGTTAGTAAATTAGCGTCACTCCATACTTCTATTGATTGAGGATACTTATTTCCGAGCATGTCATCTTTTTTGATGTTGCCATATCCCTCATAATCAAAAATATCTTTAATAGTCCAAAAAGCACAAGCAGATGTTTTATAAGGGCGTTGAGTTTTGTATGACAACAATATGATTTCTTTATTGCATTTAAAAGGCATTTGCCATTTATCTTGAGAATTGGTTTCGCACCAAACTCTATTTAGCACATCTAATCCATACACATCTATTACATGTTGAGCAAATGAATTACACTGAATACATTTAATTTTTGTAGAATTAGTTAGGTATGTAATTTTCTTTAATTCGCTATCATGAATACCTTTACTACATTTAAAGTAATAATCTTTTGAAGAACTAAATGAAATATCCTTTGGAGCTATATCATTCTTATCATAATCCCATAATTCTAAAATATCATTTCGATTGTTTTCTATACACCAATCATAAAGTGATTTCCCACCGCTAATTCTACCCTTTGAATCTCTTTTGTTTATCATATATTTTCTCCTTTACTAAATTTAATTAGAAAAGGAGAGGATTTAATGCTGTCTCCCGACATGAACCTCTCCATTGTGATTGTGGTGGCAGGATCATACCCTACACATTCCTTCCCACAATGAATAATAACCAACATCAGTTTTGCACCCACGACCAATATTCATCACATCCTCGTTGTTGGCTCTATATATTACTTCTCTAAATCAAAAAGACTTGCACCCATTTCTGAGTACAAGTCATTGATTAATATTTTTAATTTTGTTATAATTTATTTCTACCTACCAGTCCAAATCTGATAATTCTCAGAGAAAGGTCTGGTGATTTCTATATGTTTATTCTCAATAAAAATAAACCTGTGTTTGTGCATAAATACAAACGTATAAGATTCGAGAGAGTTGAATACGTTCGTCAGCACTGGCGTAGTCTACCAACAAGGTAGAATATTTAATCTTCATTCTAGCATAGAATCAAACTCTCAAATTGATTTTGTGTTGACTGGTAGGTGTTGTTGTTTACCAGAAAAATATATTACGCTTAAAGTCGCTTATTTCACGCTCTATTTTTGCCAATCTTTCTGAAAAAGCTTTTTCGTATTGCTCAAAAACTTCCCTTGTAACCATCTCGCCGTTGACCATATAAGAAGCAGTAGGAGTAATCATTCCACCCATATCTTCTTCGTAACAATCGCAATCACAGCAACCACAACAGTCGCAACATTCATCTTCATAACCAAAAAGAATAACATTTTTATCTCTATCAACACAGTAATCAATAACATCTTGACTTACATCACCATCCATAGAAATATAAACAATTTCCATAGAAGAGAAATACTTATCATCAAAATCTGTAACGGGTTGAACAACCAAATCTCCATCATTATCAATAGAAATCATATATTCTAAGTTATCTAATTCAATATCAACTTTACGGACATTAATCCAATCATGTGATAATGCTTCGCCCATTGCATATTCAATAAGCTCTTTATTAGCAATAATACCAATTATCTTGTCTGTCGTTTTAAAATACTCTAAAAAGATATCTACAATTTCTTCTGTTGCATCAAGAGTGATTACATCTGAAATATTTTCTTCGTATTTGTTCAAGATTTATCACCTACCTTATGAAAGTTCCTTAACTGCCTTACCCATCTTAAAAGTAATCTCATCATGAGCTGGCTTCGTCCACGCTTTCTTTTCGCCAAGAGTAGATACACCACTACGTTCAGGTACATTCTTTACCTTGAAAGTACCGATATTTCCAAGTGCAATCTTTTCATCTCTATTTTCGGTGAGAGTATCTACAACAACAGTTGCATAAGCAGTTAAAACTGCATCAACATCCTTCTGAGATAAACCACTTACTTCTGCAACTTTCTTTAACATTTCATTCTTTACCATATCAATTAAATCCTTTCATTCTTATCAATTATTTTAATCAAAATAGGAGAGTAGTATCTAACCACTCTCCATAGTGGCTTCGTAAGCCAAATTAACCATAGGTTATTTCCGTTTGTTGAATGCCAGTCGGATTCTGGTCTATAAAATGCAACTATATTTGATTGCAAATTAAAAATGCAACCGTTTTTAGTTGCATTTTATTCATACGACATACCAGTGACACCATGCCGTTCTGTCAAATCAGACTACTCAAAAGTAGAAGAGTAGCCCTATTCTCCATAGTTCACTTATGCATAAAATAATAAAAACTGTGTCGCTCGTACACAGTCTACTTTATCTTAATATGCTACTTGTAACATAATTTTTGAATAATAACATTCAATATGTTACAAGTGACAATTTATTGTTATTATCTAAGCGACTGAGATTCTGGACTCGTCCTTACACCATAGCAACCCGAATGCTTGACTTAGATGTTTAACCTTTAGGCACATAATTTATAATCTTTAAAAACAAATATATATTTATCATCAACGATTGATATCTTATTATTACAACAACGTGAAATTTTACCCTTTGATATTCCTGTTTCTCTAACTGCATCCATAATAGATTTATATTCTTTTATAAATATTTTATCTTTACTATATTGGATTACTGGTTTCCCTTTTGGGATTATATCATTTTTTCTGTTTTTTAATTTTTCAAATGAGTCATAATATTGATAAGACCAAATATAGCCATTTGTTTGATTTCTTTTACCTAAACAACATGCAGAAACAAGTCTAAAATCAGAGTCTGTATATATAGAAGCTTCTACTAAAGAAGTGAATTTTTGAATATATTTTCCATCTAGCGTATATTGGAAGACATCTTTGCATTGTTCTTTTATTACTGTATCAAAAATATGTTGCTTCTTATCAATTGGTGGTAATTTATCAAATTTTTCATAAGACCATCTATAATTCTTTGTGTATGCAACCTTATTTTTACAACAAGCACATATTGCAGAATTACTAATTCCTGTATTTCGTTCTGCCTCCATCATAGATGGGAAGTCTTTAATATAATTCCCATCAATATCATACAAATAAACCTTTTTTGATAAGCCATTATTAAATGCACCAACAGCTCCATTATCTCCACCTGTAGATACATTATATCCAAAGGTTCTATTTGTAGTTTGGTATTTTTCAATAAATTCCTTTTCTTTTTCACAAGCATCTTCATATGTAAGACCACTAAATAATATTTCATGGCTAAAATTTCCCCATCCATATTTTTCGATAGCTTTACCAAATACTTGTCCAGAATATCCAGAACCATCTTTGTGCCATCTGTACAAAGGCTTTTCTAATCCAGTAATGCCGATATATTTTTTACCATTTATATTATTTGTGTGACAATAAACATAATAAGTTTTATTCATAATTTACCTCCATAGTTTTTTACATAATAAAAGTGGTCAACTACTTTTCAGTAGAAGACCACTTATTTAACAAAGTATCTAATTTTTCATTTTTTATATAAACCCAAAATCTTTGTTGGGAATTTGGGTTTAATGCGCATAACTTATATCTTAATCCGTTGTCTCGTAAATAATTGCGGAGTGGAAGAGAATAACAGCAGTATAATTCAACATCCATAATTTTTACCTCATTTAGTTTAATACTACTAATTTTGTTTTTGCATCAATGGTAACACCGTTTTCATTCTGTGCGGTAAAGATAAATCCTTCTTTTTGGCTGTTAAACAACTTGCCATCAGAATAATTATTTGCTTTAGTATCACAGAAAGCACCTTGCTCATAGATAGTAGTATTTCCGATTGTATACTGACCACTTCTATGTGTATGAGCCATTACCAACTTAGTAAACTGAAATCCTTCATTTCTAAACCATAACATAGCCTTTTCAGCAGTCTTTAAAATACCACTAGAATATGCTGTCGGATGACAATAGATTGTATCACCAATCTGGCAATACCAATTATCTGTATAATCAATTTCAATATCTTCAAATACTTCAATCAGTGGTTTATATTCAATCTTTGTTCTTTCACGCTTATCAAAATGTCTAAAACCATCAACAAAAATCAATTCCAATGATGTTTTAGGCATAAGTTCCAATAAGTCAGAATCAAGATTTTTCGCAAGATAATTCTGAAATCTGATATCATGATTGCCGTAATTTACTACAACCTTCTTTGGTTTTATGTATTCAATTAAGTCAATCAAATACTTTCTTGTTTCAATAATTTCTTCCATAGGACTAACCCTATATGACTTAGGAAATTTTGAAATTGCTTGATTATCTGAAATATCGCCATTTAACTGTAAAATGTCAACATTTCTAAAATCTTTCAATAATTCAATATTTAACTGATAAGGAACGTGTAAATCGGAAAGAGAGAGGATAGTAGTATCTACACCATCAACACCATGAATATAGTTATCGTATTCCATCATTCCATATGCAGTTTTTCTCAGGTGGTCAGCAGAAATATCTAAGTCAAGAAGTTCTACAATTTCTTGCCAGTCTAAATCCAATTCCTTGTTAATTTTTGCTCTACATAGACGTAATTTCCACTCAAAGAGGGTTTCATTTTCTAATCTTGAAAAATCGGTAATCTCGTCCACCTACTTCCTACTCATTTTCTTCACTAGGAAGTTCATTATCTTGCTTAATGGTTAAAGAAATTCCTTCAATACCATTCCACTCAGATAATAATTTTTCAATACTATAAACTCTAACATCGTCTTTGATATACTCTGTAATTGTCATGTCGTCTGTGTTAATTACTGCTTTTGAAAAAGTAGTAGTTTTTGTTGTTTTTGCCATTAAATCTTCCTTTCATTCATAATGAGATTTTTGTACCTTTATTAATAATAATAACTCTTGTAGATTTACAACAATCCGCAAGAGCCTTTTCTAAATCTTCTTTAAGTTCAATTCGTGCTTGAGTGTCACCATGACACAAATATATTTTTTCGCAGTTGATAGACTTATAATAATTAATCATATCTTTGCGTTGAATATGACTACTATAAGAATGTAAATCAACTAAGCTACACTTATTTTTATAAGGCTTACCATTAATATTTATTGTTTTTTGCTTAGAGCCGTTTTTTATTCTAAACGCCAAAGTATTTTCGCTTGCATATCCTATAAATAAAATGCAGTCATTCTCGTTAGGTAAAATACTCTGAACCCACTTCACGCTGCGCCCCGCAGAAATCATCCCACTTGATGCACATATAATTTTCGCACCTTTATCAGCAATAGCAGCCCTACTATCTTCTGGTGTAATAATTCTGCGAATATTTTTCCATGACATCATTTCATCAAATTTTTCTTTAGCTTCTCCATCTAAGATAGAAGAGTAACAATCCAAAAGTCTGTTAGATAACGGACTGTCCACTAATATTGGAACTGTAAATGATTCGTCTTTCCCAAACAACTGATACAATTCCCATAATATAAACGGCATTCTATCTAATGAAAATGTTGGTATCAACACACGATGCTTATTATGTGTACAAAATTGTTCAACAACAGTTTTCATTTTTTGCCTATCTAGCTCAATATCCTTTTTAGTCATAGAGCCGGTGCGTCTGCCGTATGTACACTCCACAAACGATACATTACTTGATGTAATCGGCTCAAACTTTTCCACAAAAACTTTTCTATCTTCAATCATTTTATTTCCAAGGTCTGACGAAAAATAAATCTTTCGTGTGTGAGAGCCACCATTAATATATAGTTCAGTCTGACAAGACCTTAGTATGTGCCCGGCGGGAGTATAGCGAATTGAAATATCGTCATCAATTTTAACAATATTACCAATTTCAACTTCCATCACATTCTTTAAAGCCATATCAACTTCCGCCTGTGTGTAAAGCGGAGTATATGATTTTTCGCCCTTTCTATTTAAAGATTCACAGTCTCTCTCGTTAATAAAGGCTGTATCAGACCACATTTCTTTTAAAATACAAGTGGTATCTTTTGGCGTAATAATTTTTACATCTTTATTTCCCCTTGCAAAAAGCATTGGAACAAGCCCTATGTGGTCACAGTGGTTATGCCCTAAAATAACCATTTCTACCTTTTTAGGTTTTATTTTGTTTAAAATAGCGCAATTATCTTTGTAATTGCCTAATATTGTAGAATTTTCTTGAATCATACCTAATTCAAATAGGATAGTACGACCAAAGAACTCAATTTTTGTACAACTCCCGGTAACGCCAGTAGCATTGCCACCAACAACCTCAAGTTTTACTTCTTTCTTTTTCTTTGCCAATGGCGAATACCGCCTTTCGTATTATTTATTTATCTTTTTGAGAAAAGACATATTTTTCTTAGACATACACATATAGAATTTTTTATGCTTTGTTTTACTTGTTGATATTCCTTCGTATGATGAAAAAGGAACGCCAAACTCATCATGCAATCTATGTGCCGTCTTTTTGTCTATCTGTAGTATAATTTTCACCACTTTTCCTATAATATTGTAAAGAAAACAAGCGACAACACTTTGTAAGTATTACCGCTTGTTATATAAAAGACAGGTATTATAAAAAGATTATTCATCAAAATACCTATTTAGTTTTCTGTTGTAATACCTAGTAATTTTTGGCTTTGTCCAAATTCTAGGTTTACAAATAATATTGTCATATGTATGGATTTCTTTTTCCGGAACATAGTTGCATTCCAAACTCAACCCATCTAATAATTTTATTATAGTTTTATCAGACGGAGTGGTAGAAGATAAGTAGGCGAAAATAATCTTCTCTGCCGACTTAAAAATATTTCGGACTGTCGCTACATTAATATCTTCTCTTTCCGCTATTTGATTTATTAAATTTTCCTGTGTAATAGTCAAATAACTAACTTTCCTCCAATCTGTTCTCGAATTCGATATATGTAAACATATCTTGCTTTGTAAAATATAACATTGTATAATCATCCTCCATATACTTAGTTATTTATGACGATATGTTGTTTCCTTTATATGCACAAAACTTAGTCCACCACTAATGGATTATTTATTTTTTAATAATTTGATTTTGTCCATGCCGAGTGGACTATTTTTTATATCGTCAACTAGTCTTAATTTTCAAATAATGTTCTCTATTTATACGTTTCCTTTCCATTTCAAAACATTTGTCACAACGTATTCGCTTGCCGGAAACAGACACTTCAAACCACTCCCCACAATCAGTACATTGTATTATTTTAGTTTTTTTAATGTTAATATTTTTCTCTAAGTTATTCACAACGTATTGACCATAACAGAACCACAATAACTGTTTATATCTTTTATCTTTACCATATAAGTATTCAACTAGCATATCAGTAATAGTCTCATCTGAATATCCAAATCTGCTAAATTCTTCTCTGATTTTACAGGCGACATATCTTAAATTATCAATATGTTCATCTTTCATATTAATCATGTAGCGATATTGCTTATTTAATTCATCGTATAAGTCAGATACTTCTTTACTACAAAGAATACTTTTATTAGACATCATAACCTTATAGTCTATCTTGCCAAGTTGCATACCTCTAGTGTTAATAGGCTTATTAGGAATTCTACTATAAATCTTATTTACAAAACTCTGATTACGCTTCTGTACCTGTGACTTCTCCTTATCTTTTGCAAATTCAAAGAAGGCAGGAAGTTTACAGTTGGTATACTTTGAAACTATCGGATGAAACCATTCTGCTCGTTCCGGCATGTATAACGTCTTGGCTGAATCTATACAGAAATTATTTTCCATACACAGCAACTTAACCACATCAATAGCCTCTTGTTTTTCTTTATCTGTCCCAATCACAAAAACATCATTATTCCAAATTTTAGAAATATCATTACTGTACAAGCCAATATTTCCACACACAAATGCCTTATTTAGCCCCTCATAAATAGTCTTATTGTTTAACTCTGTCGGCTCTGCCTTGCGCATATTGTAGTAAAGTGGCACAACTCCATTCATGTTTCTTTCTGCAATTCGCACAAAATCTCTGTCTGCAACTACAAGCGACTTATCTCCATCTACATCAAACTGAAGAATTTTACTAATCAAGTCGTGTGTGCTTGTATAAACGGCGTTAGTAATAAACCACTCTCTAATTTGATTTGTTCTCTCGCCATAACCGTTACTTGACACATTAAAACGAATTGCGTGTTCTTTATAAAGATGAGGACTTCTGAGACAGTCCAGTTTGTCATACTGCTTGAATAGCCAACAAAACACTTCTTTATCATTAAGTAACCCTTTTGGGTTTTCAATATGCCCAAACCAATACTCGCAAGCTGCGTAAAAATCAGGAAGAAGAAATGTGTATTTGCCGGTTACTTCAAGTTTCCCGCTACGATACTTCTTTAGGAGACTATTTTTAACTTCACGGATTACGTCTTTAGCATATGTGTCACTTAATAATGGTGGATATATTTTTACTGCCTTCTGAAAAGGTGTCATATTTTTGTTGTATGGTGTAATGCCAAGAATATCCATCATGGTTTCTTTAGAGTTGCATACATTGGTAATCCTTTCAGAAGATTTATGGGTGAGCAAATCAATTTCATCATCTGTTATATTAGTGAGCGTTTGTAACATTTGATAGTTTATTTTTGCATTCTTAATCCTGTCTTCTTCAATATTGCAGACACCGGCAGTGCATTTATACTCTTTAAAATATTCTTTATATTCATCCCATGAATCATAATATTTATACATCTTAAACTGCGATTTTGTGAAGATTACCTGAATATCTTCTTTTATAACGTCATGTTTTTTTCCGTAAATATCAACGATAATAGGAGAGTAGTTATTTACTTCAATAAACTTTCTAAAATCAAACACCCCTAACAAACCTTTAATCCAAGGTACTCTAACCATGAAATTCTTAGTAGACACCGAAGGTAGCATCATGCCTGCACCGTCCGTGTGGGGGATTGGTACATAGTCAGTTTTTCTCGTGATTGAATAATCGGTTTCATCTACAAAATCAAAAGTACCATACACATTAGTTTCAAAATCGTCAATTACAATAGATTTATCAATATTAAAACCAACCCACTCGTCAGTGGCGGAATTAGTAAGTGCCATATAAGCTAAATGTTTGTTTACATTGTTGCCGCCTTTTGAATTTATTTTGTCTATGGTAAGCCCACACATAATTGTTTTTTCTATTTCTTCCCATACCTTTTCCTTAATAAATACTGCTTTCTTTTTACGGATTTGCCCAGCCGATGAAGTGAAATATCTATATTTTTCACCCTTGTATTTAAATCCGTGAAAAGCAATATCTTTAAAAACATCAAAGTAATATACTTGTACCACTATTAAAGCGTCTGTTAATTCATCCTGTTTTATACCAATAGTTCTACTAAGAGCAGAATCAAAAACAGAAACAACATTATTGTCATTTAGACTATCCTCTCTAATAGTACGAACATAATTTCTACCATTTGCCTTTTCATTATGAGAAGCTTTGTTAGCTAGAAGAGTGAGTAGTTTGTTTTTTGATTCTTTAGCTTTTTTCCTCTTATGTTTAACAAGATTACTCCAATAACAGTATTCCATAACGGTGTCATGTAAAACATCAGAAGCATCAATATCCTCAACTTTGCCAGTTTTAAAAATTTTTATATCATCATCGGTATATCCAAATTCTTTAAGTCTTTTTTCAATTTCCGGTAACTTATTATTTATATAATTGCGTTCTCTACGATACTTACAGTTCATGTCGTGCAGATATTTTTCATGATTACTGTAAAAATGACCAGTATCGCACGAGTATAAATTATACTGAATATCAAGCATTTAAATCCCCCTTAATATAACCTCCTATTTTTTATCCACAAAGTAAACCGGCACAACATTGACATCATTTAAATACGCTATCTTCACGGAACTGTAACCATCTACAAGTCGAAAGTTTTTATCAATTAAAATTTTTGATTCAAACTCTCCAGTTTCACGCCAATACTTTAATTTATGTAACCATTTTTCT